TAATGGCTGGTGATATCACTACTGTTCAAGTAAGTAATAGCGATATCACATCGCTTTCTATTTCTACTGATGTCTCAAATGTCACTGTTGCTTCTGAAATTACAGCAATAACGGTACAGACAAATGACACTACGGTATTAACACAAACTTCAGGAACAATCAATTTGGGAAGTTTAAGTTTAGCTACAACAGTCACTGATGTTGCAAGAAGTGGGGTTGTTGGTGTGAGCACTTTGGCGGCTAGGGCAGATCATGTTCATAGCGCAGCCGATTTATTAATGGATGGGGGGAATTACTAATGGCGAATACGCTGAGAATTAAAAGAAGGTCATCTGCTGGAGCAGCGGGTGCACCAACAAGTCTAGAGAATGCAGAATTAGCATTTAACGAAGCAGACAATGTTTTGTACTACGGTACAGGCACTGGTGGCGCTGGTGGCAGTGCAACATCCGTTATTGCGATTGGTGGTTATGGTGCATACACAACTCTAGGAACAAACCAAACAATTACTGGGAATAAAACTTTTTCTGGTACTGTAATTGTTCCTACCCCATCAGCCAATACACACGCTGCTACAAAGGCATATGTTGACAGTTCACTCCCAACTCTGTCTGGTACTGAAAACCAAATTGTTTATAACGCTGGAACAATTTCTTTGGCAGCAAATATCACAACACCAGGTAACTTGACTGTTACTGGAGACTTAACTGTTCAAGGCAATACAACAACTCTTAACACAGCAACACTCGTTGTTGAGGATAAGAACATTGTTCTTGCCAATGTTGCGACACCAACAGATACAACTGCCGATGGTGCTGGGTTCACAATTAAAGGCGCAACGGATAAGACACTTAATTGGGTTGATGCTACCGATGCCTGGACATCTTCTGAGCATTTCAATATTGTCGCTGGTAAGTCATTTTATATTGGCGGATCGGCAGTACTTTCAAATACAACTTTGGCTTCAAGCGTTATTACCTCAAGTCTTACATCTGTAGGAACAATTGGTACTGGTGTATGGCAAGGTACTGCTATTGGTATCGCTTACGGTGGAACTGGTTCAACAACTGCTGGAGATGCAAGAACCGCTTTGGGTCTCGCTATTGGTACGGATGTCCAAGCGTTCAGCTCGCAACTCACAGCGCTTGCTGCGAACACTGCTACTATTGACGGTGGTACTTTCTAATTAAGGGGTTTTAATGCCTAATGTAATTAAAATTAAAAATTCAGGTACAGCAAATAGTGCTCCCACCTCGCTTGAGGTAGGAGAGCTTGCTATTAACTATGCCGATGGTCTTTTATTTTATAAAGACTCAAGTAACACTATCGTTTCTTTTGACATTAGCGGAACTTTTAGTACAACCCAGCTAGGTGAAGATTTAAATGACTTTGAAGTATCACTAGCAATGCAGACTTTTTAAAGGCTGAAAAACAGTAATACTGTTATAATTGAATTATGGAAGATGTAAAGATTGATACAAGCAAGACACTGACTTTGACGCTTCCTTCTGACCCTACATCGAACGCAGTGTCTGTTAGCCTATATCATGAGTTTGGAAATTTAGTAACCGGGCCAACCGCAGCAACAAGAGCGTCTGCTGGAGTTTACACAATAACATATGGACAGCAAGCTTCTGGACACTATGTCTTTAATTCAGCAGGCAGGCATCGTGCTGATTTTACATATACTGTATCTGGCACTTCTTATACGAAATCTCAATATATAAATGTCTACACCCCTTACATCACGGCTGACACCTTCTTTGAGGACCATCCGGAACTGGAAGATGACTGGTATGACAAGTTTGATAAAATGGAGAAGAAAGTAAGAAACATTATCAATACATTTTGTGGTCAAAGTTTTGAAAGGTATCTTGATAAATCTTTTGTCATTTCAGGAACTAACAAGAAGACTTTACATCTTCCTTACCCAGTTGTTACTTTAACAAAAGTAACCATGAATGTCGGTGAGGACGATGAAGCAATACTGTTTGATTCCTCAGACCCTTCGTATACCAGTATTCAAAAATCAAAGGAGCCGCACAATTTCGGTAGTTCTTATTATATTGAATACAGAAGGTCAACTCTTGATAGCGTTCAAACAATTATTACAACGGCTAAATTTAGATCAGATGACTTCTTCACAATTGAAGGAGATTTTGGTTGGCAGTTTGTGCCAAACAATATTGAGCAAGCAGCAGACCTTTTGTTGGAAGATATGATGAATGACGACTCTGAGTTTAGAAGGCATGGTATTTCTAGAGTTGACATGGACACCATTGAATACGAAATGAGAAGAGATTCATCATTTTATGAATCAACTGGGAATATTGATGCTGATGTTCTACTCATGGATTACACATTGTTTATTATGGACTATGTTGTCTAATCATGTCACGAGGAACATATCTACCACTATCGCATAGTATTGATGTATACACACGCACCACTTCTGTAAATGATGCTGGTCAAAAAACAATGTCATACACCAAGGCTGGAACTATAAAAGCGTTTTTTCAATCGATGTCTTCAGAAAGAAGAACTTATCCATATATAGACAATGTTGATGAAATTGAGTTTTACATTTCTCACAAAGATCAATCTTATGCTATTTACAATAACAGAATCCAAAATGTTGTTGATAGATTTGGAAATGTTATAGAAGCTGGTCCAGTTGAAATCATTAATATTCATAAACAAACTGGCCTTAATGGGAAGGTTAGACAAGTTCTTTTGACTTGCAGGAAGGTTGTTGAGAATGCTTAATATCAGAATTAACAGAACAGCTTCGCTTCAATTGGAAACTGCCGCTATATTTTATTCAATTCTACCAGTAAGAGTTCAGTATGCTCAGGCTGCAGGAATGGCAGGTGCAAAAAGAAGTATTAAACAGGCAGTACTTCCAGTTGGTAAGGCTGCCAAGTATTTACAATATGAAATTATACCGTATGGTCCAACTGGAATGGTTTTGAAAATCACACCATATCCAAAAGAATATGTGAGAAAAGATGGCGGGAATATACAGATCGCTTCGGCAATTCTCCTTACCGGAAAGAAGGGTGGTGGTTTTATTGTACCAAAGAAGGGTTTGGCAATGAAAACAAGATCAGCTTCTGTCAGCGCCGGGTATAAAGAGTTTTATCAAGTTGTCAGAAAAGTTGCTATCACATCCAAGAGAAAGCAAATACAGGAAATAGCAAGGCAAGTTCTTTTACAAGAATTAAAAATTTCTTTTGCGAAGCAGGGTTTTGGTATCCGTGGTGGCGCACCTACTGGTGCTAGAGATGTGGTAAGGTAGATTATGCCAATTAGTGTATATGATGTTAATACATTCTTAAAAGCCGATGCTACTTTGGCAAATATTGCAGGAAAGGTAATGAACTTTTTCCCTGTTGTTGGTTACGGCACAGAAGCACCACCGTTTGTGATTTACTTCTACAGCCCTTATATTCCCTCAGTGGAGTCTTACTGGAATCGTTATGATGGAATCAGATATTCTGTTTATGATAGTGATGTGGATAGAATGTTTAAAATTGGGGAGAGAATGATTAAACTCCTTGGTGAAGGCGACCAAATCCAAGGTGATGTTCCAAGCTCTAATGTGCGTATCCTGTCTTCCCAACTGGTCAGTACTTCAGTAAGTGAGCCTATTGAAAAAGAAGGCTGGTATCAGATGGACCTTGATTTCTCGCTGTTTTCAGTTAGCCTCTGATATATTTGTGGTATCATAAATACATATGAAGTATACTGTAATTACATACATCGGTAAGACCCCAGGGTTTGCCGTGAAATTAGGAAAAGATCTTTATGATTTTGAGTGGCAAAAAGGCGTAGGAATAGGCCGCCGCTCCGATGAAATAAAACTAGACCACGCCATGAAGATTTCTAAATGGCGTGATCGCAGGGGCAAGAAAATATTTGTCCTTGAATAATAGGAGGAAAATAAAATGGCAGTAACAACTTCCAATATCGTGGTTGGTGAAGCAACAGTAAAAACTGGTGTTTCCAACATTACGATGACAAACTCAGATTTTGATAGCTTGACAGATGTCGGTGCGACCCAAGGTGGTCTTGAAATTTCGTGGGAGCCAGACATGGTTGACATTGAAATCGACCAGTACGGTGATGCCGCAAAAGTCATTCAGTCAAAGGTGAAAGTAATGGTTAAGACAACCCTTGCAGAAGGAACTCTTAACAACCTTGCAACAGCATGGAGCTATGACAATACTGACGGTGGAGCAGACATTAAAGCAAACCTCGCCGGCTCAGGCGCAAACACAAAAACTTTCTTGTTTGGTTCACAAAGTGTGTATCCATTCGAGTACGCGCTGCAGGTCACGGGCAATGCCCCTGGCTCAACAGCTTCGGTTACAAAGACACGCAAGTTTAACACTAAGCGAGCAGTCTCTATGACCACTTCGATGATCTCGATGAAGAGAGCTGAAGCAACTGTGTTTGAAGTATCGTTCCGTATCCTGCCAGTAACTGAGGATACAGGCTACGAATACGGCAAGATTATTGATCAGCAATAATTAACACCAAAAATTTGTACTAACGGAAAACTCTCAGGCAACAGTATGATATACTGAAGTCTGGGAGTTTTTCTATAATCCCTAAGACTATTTATAAGGAGTATTATAAAAATGACAACAAATGCAGATCTGTTCAAGGGAACTGAAATTACTTTTTCTGATGGAAAAACGAGAATTGTTAAGCCTTTGACAATCAAGCACCTTCGTGAGTTTATGAAGGTTGCCAACGAAATGAAGACGGACAGCGATGCTGGAATGACTGACGAGGACATTGATAAGATGATTATGGCAGCATCAATTGCACTTCGTAAGTGTGACCCAGAATTGGCAGCAGACCGTGATGCTCTTGAAGATGTTCTTGATTTGAGAACCTTTGGTGAAGTCATGGCAGCCGCTATGGGGTCTGATCCAAACCCAAACCTCTAGGCGGGGACTCTGGTGGTGACGAACCACTATCTTGGAATGAAATCCCCCTTCTAAAATATGAATCGGAAATATTTGTTCAAACCGGGGCATGGAAAAGCATTGAGGAATTAGAAGAATCGTTGATTCTTCATGAAATGTTTTTATTGTACCGTGCTTGCTCTAATGAGTTTAGTAAGAATATAAAAGCCGCTGCCCTTGCTCAAGGCGCAGATGTTGACTTTGAAGATGATTGGTATGACAATCAGGAGCGTACTCCTGCTGATCCTATGCGCCCATTTGAGGTTATGAACTTTGGTATTCCATTGGGTTATGCACAAGAATGATTATTGCTAATTACGCAATAAAATGGGATAATTTACATTGGTACAAATATGTCTGATGTTGATCTCATAATTAGTGTACATACAACAGGCGCTAAGGATATTGCCAATCTTAGCGCCTCTGTTCGCAACCTTGCTTTAGGAATTAAGGGTGTAACTGTGCCTATGCGGGCACTGGATACGCATACTCGGGCTGTTAATAAAGCTCTTGGTATCACTAATCGTGGTGTTGCTCAACATGCTAATAGTTTAAAAGAATTAAAGAAAAATCAGGCTGCTCTTTCTGAAGAGTCAAAGAGGCTTCGCTCCAATATTCAGAGCTATAATTCTGCGATAGTAAGAGCTGGTGGTCCTACCACAAAACTTGGTCAGGAGCTGTCAAAGACTCAGAATGATCTTAAATCTTTTTCAAACACCCTTCGTGGTCTTAGGATTAGATCTTTTGGATCCGACCTAGGCAATATTTCTCTGAAATTGCAAAAGATGGGTAAGGATGCCCAATTTGTTGGTCGAAGCTTGATGATCAACTTGACTGCCCCGATCACATTGTTCGGAAGATTGGGTCTTCAGAGCTTAACTAAAGTCGATGGTGCTTTAGTCCGTCTTACCAAGGTTTTAGAAGATGTTGCCATGGATGCGGAGCAAGCTAGTTCTAAACTTGGCGGGGTGGGTGATCCACGACAAGTAGAGAAAATGATTGCAGCCTTTAATGTACTTGATCGCAGTCTTACAGGGGTCAGTAATAAATTTGGTGTTTCTAAAGATCTTGTTGTTAGCATAGCATCTGATTTTGCAGAACTTGGTATTACTACTAGTGAAAATATTGTTCAACTTACTACTTTAACTGCGAGTCTTGAAAAGCTTGGGTCAATGGATATTTCTGCAGCTCAGGATCTGACTCAGGCACTTTATTTTCAATCAAAAAGAGCACTTACGGCTTCTGGGGCACTCGATAAATTAAGTACTTCAAGAGAAAGAGAAACTCGTACAATAGCGGCAGCTACAGCCCAAGCATACTTGTTTAACTCTATTGAGAACGCTACTGCTCTTACATTGAAAGATGTTGCCGATACACTCCCTGAACTTGGCGGTATGGCAGTTAGCTTTGGATTGTCAATGACAGAAGCAGCAGCTTTGCTTGCTCCGATGAAAGCTGCTGGTTTGGATGTTGGCGCATCCGCTAACTCAATTAAAGTTTCTCTTCAAAGAGCAATTAGTCCAACTAAGCAAAATATTGAATTAATAGCAAGCCTGGCTCAGAAATACGGTGTAGCAGATGATGCTACTAGTGCATTCAATAAAACTACGAAAACTGGTTTAACTGGTTTGCAAGCTATTGTTGATATTTTTGGCGAAGTTCGAGATTCTGCTGCGGGCCAAGAGGGTGCTCTCAAATTAATGTCTGACCTGTTTGAGAAGCGTCAGGGTCCAAGAATGTATATTGCCATTGAGCAGTTAAATCAATTTGATAAAGCATTGAGTAACCTCAGTGCAACTGGTGCTGGTACATCTGAAAGAATTCTTGCATCAGTTGCTGAAACAGCAATTAAGGGTTTTAATGAGCTTAATGGAACAGCTCTTCCTGAAACAATTCGCCAGTTTAGCGATATTGGAATTATTGCTCGTATCGCGACAGCTACAGTCGGTCAGGTAGTAGAAGGGTTCAAAGGAGCTGGGCTTAAAGGGGTAGTTACTGAGGCAGAAATCAAGACTGCTAGAGAAGCTAGGAAGGCAGTATCTGATTTAATTTTAGCAAAACAGCAAAATGAAGGTATAAATCTTATTGACGGCGCACAAACTGAAGCCGCAAAAACAATGCTTGTCGAGCTAGCTGGTGCATCTAACGCTGGCGAGGTTGCAAATAGAGAATTAGAACAATCACTTAGAGCTCTTGATGTCACGATTGGAAGAATTAAAAACGCTTTCAAACTTTTTGCAGGTGATTTGATGAAGGTTCTTAAACCCACATTGGAAGCTATCGCTGATAAAATTACTGAACTTTATGATAAATGGGAAAAATTATCCGCTGAGACCAAAAAGAATATTTCAAGAATAGTCGTATTTGTTCTTGGGTTCCTTGCGGTGCTCGGTCCAGTGGTTCTTGCTCTTGGTACTCTTCAAGCGTCAATGGGAGTTTTAGGTAGAGCTTTCACAGTCTTTCTTCCTAAATTATTAAAAAATTCAGATGGTTTTATTGGCCTGGGGGAATCAGCTTCTATAGCTAAGGGTAAAATTGAAAGTCTGTATAAATCCGTTAGTGAAAAGAATCTAACTAGAGCGCTACTTGGAATGACTGATGGAACTGAATTTGATGCGCTCGCTGACAAATTAATTCCTTCATCTTCGTCCCCTAGAGCGATGCCGAAGGTGCCGTTCCCAGATTTAGTCGTTCCCCCAGCGGCTCCTGCAGCGATAGCAGCTCCAACTAGGGTTCTTCCTAGCTCTGTCAAAACAGGGGCGGATCTTGATAAGTTAATTAGATTAGAGCAGAGAAAAATGCTCTCTCACTTTGATCCAACAGATGTCGGCATAGCTCGTGGGACATTGAGAGGTCCGGGGGGTAGATTCCTGCCAGCGACTGCTGGTTCAAGAGCTGTAAGTGCAGCCATGGCTCCTGGTGGTGGTGCTGATTTTGCAGCAGCAGAAGCTACGCTGTTTGCAAGATTGGAAGCAGCCAAGGCTGCTTCTCATGCAAAAGACTTGGCTGCTCAAGAAGTACTCCATGCTAAAAAACTTGCAGATATTGCTGCAGAAAATGCAGCAAAAATGGCTGGGTATAATTCCCAGGTTGCACAGCAAACAATTTTTCATAATCAAAATTTAGCGCAAGATGCAAAACTCGCTGCTAATGCAAAGAAGAGGCAGATACTTGAAAGCGCAGGGGTAACAAGTCGTTTGAGGAGAGATCCGAGTGGCAAGCCAGTTATCCAGAGAGTGTTTAGAGGTATTGATGTAACGGATGACCAAGCGGGAAGGCTCGCAACAAGTAGATCCCCAATACTTAGAACAAGGCTTGCGCTTCAAAAGTTTAGACAAGATATTCCAACTTCAAAACCTGTAAATATGGGTAAAGGTTTTGTAGAAGCTTTAAGACCGATTAAGCAATTTAAACTAGGTGTGGCTGGTGCTGGTGCTGCAACTGATGCACTGCGGGCAAAAAATGCTTTACTTGGCATGAGCGCCCCTGGTCAATTCAAAACAATGGCAACAGCCATGGGCGGATTCACCAGGAATGTAAAACTTGCAACTTCGGCAATGAAGATCATGAGACTTGTTATGATCAGCACCGGTATTGGTGTCATCATACTTGGCATTGGTCTCGCTATAATGCTTGTTGTAAAAAACTTCAGCACTTTTAAAGAAAAATCTTCTGGTGCTATTAATAGTGTTAAGCAAGCCTTTAAGACATTCATGAGCGCACTTAAAGAGATTGCAAGACCAATTTTGGATCTGTTTAAAAGCTTTGATGATGGTGGTGCAAAAGGTAAGAGTGCTATTGGTGGTTTGTCTAAAGCATTTGGAGGTATTGCCAAGGCTATAAGTTTTGTAGCAGATTTGTTTAAGAAATTTGTTCTCAATTTCATTCAGCCGTATCTTTATTACATCGTAAACCTTGTAATGGTTGTTGTTTCAATTTTTCAAGGTAATTGGGGTAACGCTCTCGACTTCTTAATATCAGCATTTTCTCATGTAGGAAAGATCATAGTTGTAATAATGAAATTTGCGTTTAAAGCGCTAGTTGCGGTAGCCGCTCTTGCAATTAAGGGAATACTTACATCGATAACTTTAATTCCAAAAACTTTGGCAAAAGCTGCGGGCTTCCTTGGTAAATTTATACCAGGCTTTACTGCAATCTCCGAGGGTATCAATTCTGTCATAGATGGTATGTTCGGCTTGGTTGATGGCGCTAAAAATCTTGCTATGGGCGCTATTGATGGAGTAGCTGATGCAATAGGTTCAAAGCTAGAAAGCGGAGCAAAGAAAGGTATCTCCAATACCAAGGAAGCAGTAGACCTTGGCGGAAAAAAGATTGTAGATTCTGGTGAAGAAATAGGTTATGATACTGGCGAAGCGATTGCGAATGCAGCAGGTGATGGTTACGATGATAATGACCCTAGCGAGAAGATTGGTAAAGCGCTTAAAGACGGTATTGACGATGCCGTTCAAGAACTGCAGGATTATGTAGCTGGTGAGCTAAAGAATGCAATTGATAAATATGTAAATGCATCAATAAAAGCATTGGAAAAACAGAAAGCATCTGCTCTTAAGGTTTTTGATGTTCAATTAAAGACTCTCATGAAGCTTGAAAAAGCAGAAGAGTCTTTAACTAAAACTAAAGAGTATGAAGCTAACAAGCGTAAATTGATTGATGACAAGGCTCTCAGCGATGAACAATACCGCCGCAACTATGCACTGGCAGTATACGAAGGTCGCATTGATGATGCCAGAATGCTTCAACTTGAGCAGAGCGCTAGTGAAAAGAATTATAGTGAAAACTTAAAAGGTATTGAGTCGGACAGAGCCAAGGATCTTGCTAGAGAGAATCTTGAAGCTCTTAAAGACGCTATTAACGAAGCAAAAGATGCGGCTTCTGTATTCTTTGATGAAGCTATTGAAAAATTCCAAGAGTCTATTGAAGTAATTACAAAGTTCCCTCCAGTAACAATTGAGGATTATAGAAATCAAATTGAACAGCTTTACACTATTACTAATGATACTGCTGCTGCAAATAGTGAAGCATTTGAAAAAATGTTTACTGATTTTGCAACGACAATTAATGACAAAATGCCTAATGAGGTTGTTGGGGCTTTCACTACAAATCTTGATGACCTTGTTCGTGTTGCAAGAGAGAAGTATGGTTTAGGCGGGGAAGCTGGCGAAGATACTATTATTGGAGCAACCATTGGCATGCTCGCAGATATTGGCGGGACATTTGGTGATGGTAAGCAAGTTGTTATTGATAAGTTTGGTGAAGTCACAACTGGGTTTAAAAATAATTTTGCGGCAGCAAGTACTGCCATTGTTAAGTCTGTTACTGATGATTTCTTAACTCCATTTGCTGAAGCAACAACTAAATTTAGAGAAAATTGGAACAATGTGTATGTTCAAGCAATTAAAGATGGAAACCAAGCAATCACAGATAGCTTAAGAAATAATGTTAAAATTAATGAAGAATTATTTAAAAAGTTGCGTGGTGAGCTTACTGAAACAAGTCTGTACTGGCTAAATCTTAAGGCTGCAGCAGACGCTGCAGCTGATGCGCAGTCTGCTGCATCTGGAGGAGGCGGAGTTGATAGTCCTACCTCTATTACCCCTAAAGGTTCTTTCACCCCTGCTGGTGGTCGGGCTGATGCATTTGAAAACAATAATAGAAATAGGGTGGACAGGGGTCTTCCTCCAATATCTTATCAAGAATTTATTTCTGGTACTGGTCGTTCTACATCTCAACTTCAAATAATAAGAAATCCTATTAGGCAGTTTGCTAAAGGCGGCATGGTTCCTTCGGGAAGTGTAAATCAAAATTTTGGGATGCCAGAAGGTTACATCTCAGGGCCAAGACAAGAAGGTGTACCAACACTTCTTCATGGCGGAGAGTACATTCTTAATGCGAAGGCGGTTTCCAGAATTGGTATAGGCGCTTTGAATAAGATGAATAATAATCTTCTTCCAAAATTTGCAAAAGGCGGGGTTGTTCCAGGCGGGAAGAGAGGTTCTGCTTCTAATACAAGAGGTAGTGCCGATAGACTTGAGGCGAGCAGTATCGTTGCTGCGCAAGTTAGGAAGGCTGCTTCTCAAGCTGCTGGGCTTCCTAAAAATTTCATTGGACCAATTGTTCCTCCAAAAATGAATTCTAAGAAAAATATTTTTGAAAAAGTTGGTGGTTTTGTAGGCGGGTCCGTTGTTGACCTCGGGCAGTCATTTTCTAAATTTGGCGATTCTGTTTGGAATATTGCTTCAAGTCTTGTTGAATCACCACTTGCATTAGTTAACAAGAATTTAAGTTTCAATCCGATGACCAATCTGGATAATCGTGTAATGAGGACACAGAGAGAGGGTGTTAACTGGATTCGTGGTATCAATAATGCACTTGGTACAAATCTTGCTGGTGGAAGCACCGGCGGGTTTGGTCAAATTGCTAATAACAAAAAGTTTGGCCTTGGTGATGCTTTTAATGTCGCTACAGTTGTAGCCCCTGAAATTATGGCCCCGCTTGGATGGGCAGCAAAGATTTTAACAAAGCC